CATCATTATTTAATCTAGCAACAGCCGCACTATTAGCATCATCAAATAACCAAGGTCCTGTTGTAGCATTATCTGCTACAGGTAATCCTGCTGCTGAAGCATCATCAGATCCCGCTATGCTCCATACTTTTAAACCTGGAATTAAATGAGGTATAAAAGGAGGAGATACTGCATGAAATGCATCTGTTGAGCCGGAAGCAAAAGAAATCATTCCTGAACCTGTTGCTATAAGTGTATTAGCGTCTTGGAGGTTTAATGCACTATCTATTAGATCTTGAAAGTTACCTTCTGAGGGTTGGTCTCCCGTATTGAAGTATGTTTTTAATGTTGCTCTTGATGTCGTTCCCATTTTTTATTTTATTTTAATTATATAACTATTTTTATACATCCCACCTAACTACAAAGGTAGTGTCTGTTTCGTCACTCATACGTATAGGGCTTCCTAGCTTTCCTACAACTAATAATTCATTTTGTTCATTATATAAACCTATAGTTGTAACATAAGGTTTAAAAAGTGAACCTGTTGCAAAATCTGCTAAGTCTTCTTCTTCACTTGATCTTATTTTTCTTGCTGTTATATTAAGGGTATCATTATATTCATATTCATCTATACTACATTGGTATTCATGTTCATAAATTAAATGGGTTCCTTGAAATTTAGTATTGTGTAATCTACTTTTACTTACGTGATATTCATAAACATTATCACCTGTTCTATTGTCTCTATCTCGAATTGCAATATATACCCTACTATCTGATCCTGATACATGATATGTAGATCCTGTAACTTCTAACCAACGTACACCTTGTAATCCTTCTGCTGTTGAAATTCCTTTTTGTATTAATTCACCTGCTATAGGTAAAAATCTTGATTGATTATTTAAATTAGGAAAAATTGTATTTATATCAAATGAACTACTTAAAAAATAATGGTTTAATGAATCATTTTCTGTATTAACTGCTAATAATTGTGTCCCATCATAATTAAAGTCAAATCCTGCTGGATTATCATTAGTAACTGCAATTATATTAGTACCACCAGCTTTAAAAGAACCACTTGCTAGTTTTGATAAATCTTTCATCAAAATATGGGTTTCCCTTCTATTATCTGCTTCAGATGAACCTGATAATCCAAAAGTTGTATTTCCTGATCCCGTTATAAAACATTTGTGAGATCCTATGTCAAAGGATCCTGATAATTGTACTTCATAAAGAACAGCTCTGTTTCGATGTTTAAAATACAATTTAGATCCACTAGTATTAAATCTAGGATATCCAGGGACATCAGTAGTAGTTTGATTTTTAAAAGCATTATTAGGGTGTCTACTCATAGAAAAATGTATATCTAAACTATTAAATTGAGCACCCGACACATCATCTCCATTAAGATAAGAAGCACTTGCTATGTTTATACTTTTACTAGTATTAAATGTACCTACATCCCATGAGCTTGTAAGGCTTATTTCTGTTATCATTCTGCGTCTCGCATTAGCAATATAAACTTTTGAAGATATGTCGTAAGGTGTACTTAATGTAAATTGTGCTATTTGTCCGTCTTGACCATCTACATAAGCTTTAGTACCATCTGGTTTTATAAATACGTCTCCTCCACCTTGTGTAGTAGAATCAGTACTACCTGCAGTGTTCATTTCACTACTATCTATTTGTCCCTGAAATCCTAATTGATTAAGATTAAAACCAACGTCATCAAAATTAGCAACTCTTTGATGTAATATTCTTTGATGACCTGGATGAGTAATAATAGCCATACCGTGTGAATAAAATATATTTCCTATATATGGAGAACCATTACTACTACTATAGTGATTTTTTATTTGAGTGTTTGAAAAAGCAATATCATATATGTTTATTTGACTTAAAGAACCATTAAAATGATTTGATTTTCCACCTTTATTACCTATATAAACATTTGAAGTATTTTGTGTTGGTTCTACGGTAGCATCAGAACCACTACTTCCTGCTCCTGTACCATTGATAAAAATTTCCATTTGTGAAGCAGAACATCTGCAACTTACATGATCCATAAGAAGAGATCCTGTTTGAAAATCTAAACTAGCACTTATTGTAGAAGTTCTATTACCATCTGATCTACTAAAATATAAATAATCTTTACTACCATCTCTATCTAAATAAACTTCAAAAGGATATCGTAAAGTATCATCTACATCTATTTCTTGTAATGCTCCTGTTACATTTGTATTTAAAAGGGTTGCTCTACCTTCTGTAGGGGAAGGTACTCTTGTTGTTGTTTTACTTTTAGCTATTATATAACTTTTATTACCATCCCTATCAGATCGTACAGCATATTCTCCAATTTTTAAACCTCCTCCAATATTATTATTTTTAAACCAAAAACTTATAAGGAAATCATCTTCAGGATTAAAATTAAATTTATTATCATTATTTATTTTAATTTGTGAATGGTGAAAGTCTATTGTAGGAAATTTATCACCTACTGATTGAAAATTACCATTATCATCAATAGAATAATTATCATATGAAGAAGATCCATTAAATATTATAGTATGTTTAAAAAGATCTTTTTCTGAAAAATTTACATTTTTATATAAAAGTAAATTATGATAATAACTATCATCATATTCATCCCCAAAAGCCGGAGTAGTATATGATTTTAGTGATTTAACTCTTTTTTTTCCTCTTCTATAAGCTAAATAACCTACTACATCATCTTCAACTGATGTTTCTTGGTTTCTTTTTTGATTTCTTGAATATCCTGAAGGTTTAGAGAAAAAATCATGGGCTAAATATCCATTTTTATCATGAGGCGGAATTGAACCTACAGTATTTAAATCATATTTTTTAAAACCTTTAACTGGTCCTATTTTTAGAATATTTGAACGACAATCAGTAACATAATCATCTGTTTTAGTACCACTAATTATTAAATTACCATTAGAATCATCTATTATAAAACTTTGATTTGTTACATAATTACTTGCAGATAGATTAAAAGTACCTTTTTTTATAGAATGACCATATAACCCTACAGGTATAGAAATTATGTTAGCTTTATCATATAATTCTCTTTTTTGGTTTAAGTAGTGATAATCACCAAATTTATTATTCAAGTCAAAATGAAAATCTCTATAATAAAGATGATCTATTTGATAATATTTTATACTATTAAAAGTATCTTGAGATTGTGAACTATAAACATCAACAGATTGAGAAGAATATCTTGTATTATAAATTCTTATTTTTTTAGCTGAAGCAGAACCTGAAGTAAATTTATATTGTTTATGGGCGTTAAACGGTGTTATAGAATAATCTTGAGGTGCAAATTTTTTAAAGACTGTGTATTCTTGTGACATTCAAATAACATGTTAGTAATCTAATTTTACTCTAACTAATGCTTCTTTTGTAAAATCTTTAGTAATTGGCTGACTTAATTTTGCAACAGCTACTAAATCATTATTATCATTATATAATCCAATAGTTGTTATAAATGTTTTTGGATTATCAATCATTGATGTAAAAAGTAAATTTCCTTCGTCATCTATATATGAAGGGTTAGTAGTATAATTAAATTGGTTATTTTTAGCTCTTGTAAAATAAAATTGTGATGTTATTTTTTCTTGACTATCTACTATAAAATGTGCTGCTCCAGAAATATGATCTCTTAATAAATTTACATTTTTAGCATTTATATTTGCTGTTCTTATTGGTGTTAATGAAGTCATATTAGTTCTAATAGCATCGGGGTTTAAAATCATAAACCCACAATCAGGATAAAATAAACCAAATGAAGCTGATTCTCCAACTTGACCTAATACACTTCCTGACATTTCACCACTAGATCCAGATACTATATTAAATTGTCTTCCTGCATTAGTTATTACAGCTGAACCTGTTCTTGTAA